TACCTCTAGTACACAAGCCACTAACTCGTCTAATAGTGCATCAGCTAGCGCCACAAGTGCTAGTCAAGCCGCCACATCTGAAGCAAACGCAGCCACTAGCGCCACTAATTCGTCAAACAGTGCAACGGCAGCTGCTTCTTCTGCAGCTTCTGCGCTGGCAGCATTCGATAACTTTGATGATACCTATCTAGGAGCTAAGGCTTCTGATCCCACTACCGATAATGACGGTGATGCGTTAACTGCAGGTGACCTGTACTTCAATACAACTAATGATGTAATGAGGTTATACACAGGCTCTGCCTGGGTTACTGCCTATGTGCCAGGTGATGCAGCAAACATTTCATTTACAGCAGCCGGAAACATAGCAGGAACAAATGTACAAACTGCTATCCAAGAGTTAGATACAGAAAAGGTTCCACGTACAGCAGCAACTGGTTCTGCCGAACTTCCTACTGGTACTACTGCTCAACGTGATGCATCCGCTTCTGCCGGTTTAATTCGTTTTAACAGTACCCTTACACAGTTTGAAGGTTATAACGGTACTGCGTGGGGAGCTATTGGTGGCGGTGGTTTCGATGTACTGTCTGCACCCCCTACATCTCCTGCTCCACAAGGTGGTGATGTTTATTGGGATGATGATGAAGCCATTCCTTATATTTATTATGATCAAGGTGGTGGTGTAGCCAATTGGATCCCACTTGTCCCACAGCAGAATCCAAAGAGTGCAGAAGGTGGAGGTAGTGATGAAATCTTCCACGAAAATGATCAGGCAGTAACTACTAGCTACACTATTGCTACTGGTAGAAATGCATTAAGTGCTGGTCCTATTACTATTAACACCGGAGCAACAGTAACTGTTAGTGCCGGATCTACTTGGGTGATTGTTTAACTATGGCTATTACATTTCCCGCCAGTCCTGCAGATGGTGCAACGTATACTAATCCTACGACTGGCGTTCAATATATTTATAACACAGCAGATGGTGTTTGGAAGACTTATGTCTGGCCTACTAACACCAATTATCTGCAGCTCACTGGTGGTACGTTAACTGGTGACTTAGCACTAGGTACTAATGATCTAAGTGCTCAAGATATTACTTCAACTACTCTTACTACTACTGGAGCAATCACCTCCGGCGGCAACATTGTAATGGCATCCGGCAACGGCATTGACTTCAGTGCTAACGCTAACGCTGCTGGAATGACCAGTGAGTTGCTGGATGATTATGAAGAAGGTAATTGGACTCCTGGTGTTGAAAGTGGGGGTTGGAGTGGCATCAACTCTAATAGTCTGACAGCAAAATATGTAAAAATTGGTAGATTAGTTCATGTCCAAGCATATATCGAGGGCCTTACAGGATCAGGAAATGGAACCGCAATGCGATTAAATGGGTTACCTTTTTCTACAATCTCTCTCGGGTATTCGGCAGGTAGTGTTGACGTTGGAAAAGGAAGCGTAAAAGGAATGTATATCAGAACTGAAACTAACAGCGACAGAATTGGTTTTTATTATCCATCAGAATCTTCAGCTTCCAGAATTGCCCCCAACGGAAATTCTTTCTACGATGACGGATACATAATTTTGCACTTGTCTTACTTTACTAATTCTTAATACACTTAACCATCTAAACCTATCACTGCCAGTCGGCAGTCCTTAAAATGGCATTTACAGAACACATCGAATACAAGGAAGAAATCCTTCCAAACCAGACCATTCAAGTGCGTCGTGCTGACGTAATTAAAAAAGACGGTGTAGAGGTAGGTCGTACCTATCACCGCCACGTTGTTGTCCCTGGACAAGATGTAAGCGATCAACCTGCAGAGGTTCAAGCTATTGCAGCTGCACTATGGACAGAAGAAGTTGTCTCTGCTTATCAAGCACAAGTAGCAGCTAGTGCATTACCTGAGGGTGAATAATGCCTATTCGTATTGACGGGACTAATACTGCCGCTAATCCAGGTATTACGGGAACAGACGCCGACACAGGTCTGCAATTTGGAACAGATGAAGTCAAGATTGTAACTGGTGGGACGGAGAAGGTAAAGGTTGACAGCGCAGGCGTGCTTTCCTTCGATTCAGGTTTTGGCTCTGTCAGGGAAGCTTATGGATGTAGGGCTTGGGTACAGTTAGATCAAACAAGTACACAAGCAATCTTGGGCAGTGCCGGAGTTAGTTCCATAACTGATAACGGCCTAGGCGCTACATTAGTAAATTTTTCCTCTGATATGCCTGATACAAACTATGTAGTTACCACAGGCGCAAATCAAAGTAATAATTCATCAGGTAATTATCTTTTTTCTGTTTGTGTTCAAGGAACAGCTGTAGATAAAATCAATGTTCTATACAGACCAGCGGCAACTAGTGACACTAAGCAAGATGTAGGCAAACTCCAATTAGCTATTTTTAGGTAAACGTATGTCAAAAATTATTTATTTACAAGATGATGGAGTTCTGGCTGTAATTCATCCAGTACTTACAGAAATCAATCCAAGAACAGGCTCTTTTTACACAATAGATGATATTGCAAAAAAAGATGTACCAACCGGCAAAAACTATAAAATAGTTGAAGACCAAACCATCCCCTCTGATCGTTCATTTCGAGATGCTTGGATTGTCAACGAATCAATTCTTACGGACGGTAGTGGATCATGATTGATATAAACATTGAAAAAGCTAAAGAAATACACAGAAAAAACATCAGAGCTGCAAGAGCCACAAAACTAAGTCAGCTTGATATTGATTTTCAAAGAGCGTTAGAAGCTTCGTCCGACACGTCTGAGATTGTCGCCAAAAAGCAAGCATTGCGTGACGCACCCACAGCGTCATCCATTGAATCTGCAGTTACTGCCGCTGATTTAAAAACACAATGGGATTCCACGCTTTTAGGTGAAAGCCCATATTTTACTGAGCAGGAGAATAACTAATGCCTATTAAATTAAACGGGGCAACGTCTGGTTCGGTTGAACTGGGTGTGCCCGATGTAGTGGGATCAGACGTGCAAAACGTTTTGCTTCCTTCAACTGCTGGAACGCTTGATCGTCTTGAGCGTGCTGGTAATATTTTGCAGGTTGTTCAAGACATTAAAAGTGATACTGAAAGTTTTAGTGTTGCTACACTTTCAGATTCCTCAGCTATTTTACAGCAGTCAATCACTATATCGGCAAGCAGCAAAGTACTTGTTATGGCTACTTTGCATATGTCATGTACGACAACTTTTGCGGGGTTTACGTTTAAAAGAGACGGAACAAGTATTGGTATAAGTGACGTCTCAGGAGTAAGATCACGAGTTACCGGGTTAACTTATAATAATACAACTCCTTACTCTATTATTCCAGCTAACTGCATGTTCCTAGACAGTCCAGGCAGTGCAGGTACTTACACCTATAGTGTTACAGGTAGACATAGCAGTTCAGCTACGCAAACAATTCATGTCAACAGGACTGCAGATTTTCAAAACTTAGCAAAATTCATGAATACTGTTTCTCATTTAACTTTAATGGAGGTAGCAGGATGAAATCGGATGCAACATTTTTGCTCTATCCAAACGCTGTAAGAGTGAGTGATACTTACGGCGCATTTGACGCTGACGGTAATAAGATTGAAGTTGACGAAACAGCTATTGCTGCCAAAGTTGCTGAACTTCAAGTTGAGTATCAGTGGAACGAACTACGTCAACAACGTAACCGCCTTATCGCTGAAACTGATTACCTCGCGTTATCTGACGCAACACTTACTGACGAGATGTCAACCTATCGTCAAGCTTTGCGGGATCTACCTGCAAACACAACTGATCCAGCCAACCCTGTTTGGCCTACTAAACCGGGAGCATAAATATGAGTACAATTAAAGTAAATAATATCGTCCCACCTAATGTAGGTGAGGGCGTCAGTATTGACGGCTTGCAGATGCCAACTGCTGGGGCGTTAAGTAATCGTAATTTGATCATAAATGGCGGGATGCAGTTGGCGCAGAGGGGCACAAGTAGCACTGTATCTAGTTATGGTACTGTTGATCGAGTGAGAACTTCTTATTCTGGCGGCACGATTACCCAGTCTCAAGAGGATTTAATCTCTACTGATACACCATATAGTCTTGGTTTCAGAAAAAATTGGCGTCTTACTAATACAGCGCCAATAACAAATCTTGCTAACCATCATAGGCGTACTCTTTATCGAATAGAGGCACAAGATATAGCTAATTCTGGCTGGGACTATACAAATAGCAACAGCTATATTACTATATCAATGTGGGCCAGATCAAGTGTCGCTCAGACATTTAATTGGTTTATGCAAGCAATTGATGGAACTGTACAAAGATACCCCTGGGAAGTAACTTTAGCGGCAAATACTTGGACTAAAATCACAAAAAGTTTTCCCGGCAACAGTAATTTAACCTTTGATAACGACAATGGTCTTGGTTTAACTATTGACATGGGTATGTATTGGGGCACGGTTTTTACTACCAGCACCGTTCCGCTAGATCAGTGGGGCGCGTTTGCTAATGATGAAAGAACTAGAGATTTTGATGCTACTTGGGGCCAAACAACAGGTGCAACATTTGACTTGGTTGGCGTCCAATTAGAGGTCGGTTCCAAGGCCACCCCTTTTGAACACGAAAGCTATTCTCAGACCTTGGCTAAATGTCAAAGATATTACTATCAAGTTCACTTAGGTGATCAAATCGATACAGTTCACGTACCAATGATGCGGTTTGAGGCTGCCGCGGGTGCTGGATATGCACACCTTACGTTTCCGTGTGAAATGAATGACAATCCAAACTTTACATTTACAGGAACTGCGCATTCTGCTAGTGGTTATGCGGGGAATCCCCGATTAAATTCTTCAACAAAATCTAGCGCTTCTCTAATATCAAGCCGAACTATGAGTGCAAACAAGGTAGTATACTTAAGGGCAATTTCCTCTAGCAATGGCAGCGATGTTCTTATTCTAAATTTTGAAGCTGAACTATGAACTACAAACTAATGTACCACGAGCCAGATTTTCCTGGTAACTGTGTTGTTATTAAACTTGAAGACGGTGTAAATCCTTTATACATAGTAAAAGGAGAATCTAATAGCGAATATCAAAAATATCTCGCCTGGCTAGCCGAAGGCAACGAACCACTACCCGCTGACTAAAATGATTACACTAATTAGACCACTACTATTTTCATTCCTGCAATCTGATCGTGTTAAAGCATTGATTGTAGAAATGCTAGAGAAACTGTGTGAGTCAACCGATAATGATATCGATGACAAAGCAGTTGAATTTATCCGTAACGGTTTATTCCCGGTTAAGAAATGAACCTGGGGGAGCCACC